GATGGGCTGAAAGATTCCGTAGAAAAAGTCATCACCGTATCAAAAACTGAAGGCTTTGCCCACATTGAAGAATAGAGAGGATAAAATGATGGCAGCAGTAAAAGCATTTGCAGATAAACACCTAGAAAGATTCGTATCAAAGAAACTTTTGGTATGGCTCACAACAACTGGACTTCTTCTTGCCGAGAAGGTAGATTCAGAACAATGGATAGTCATCGCCGCAGCATATGTCGGCACACAGGGCTTCGTTGATGTTGTAGCCCGTTTCAAGGGTAAATAAAAAATGAAAATTACAAAAGCATATCTAAAAAAACTTATTAAAGAAGAGATAAATGACCTGCAAGTCGTTGTAGAGAATAGGGAACAAGAAATTGCAAATCTCATATCTGACAGAATATCTAAAGTCGGGTTTGGAGATGAGAATGAAGAAGACTTCTTTTACGCTAAAGATGAGTTAGAAGCCGACGGGCTGGCATCTAAGCAAGAGCTAAAACAAATAACCTTTAAGCGGTGGAAAGAGTTAGCGGGTGTGAACTAATATAATGACTTGGCTTACAGTGAAATACTTTTTTCAAAAGGCTTGGACATATATCAAAAATTATTGGTGGGCAGGCGCTCTAATAATAGTTGGTTATGTTCTTCACAAATTTTTCTTGGCTGATAAAGGAGTTTTCCAGAAACTCTACGAAGACAAGATAAAACAAAACGACGAAGAACAAAAAGTTATAAAGAAAGCCCACGAAACTCAGCTAAGAAAGATTCAAGAAACCCAAGAAGAATACAAAGAAGTAATCAAGGTTATTGAAGAAGACCGCGCCAAACACGGCGAGAAGATAAAGCGAGAAGAAAAGAAAAGAATCAAAGAAATCGTTGCTATGCCTGAAGAGGAAAGAGTGTCTGCTCTTGCTGATGAGTTTGGTTTAGAGATTGTCGAGGTTGAAGAATGAGAACCACAGCAATTATTCTACTAATAACTTTACTGCCTTCCCTTTGCTTTGCTAATGGTAAAATTGCAGCAATAAAGAAAGGACAGACCGCACCCTTTGACGGCATCTTATTAGACAAGAAAGCAGAAGCAACTATGGCAGCAAAGAGAGAGTCAGCCGTAAAAATCTGCGAGATAGACAAAAACTACACCATTAAAAAGCTAAAAGCAGAGTGTGACTTCGATAAGCGCTTTCTCACCATCGAGAAAACAACAGCGCAAAACAAACACGACAGTTTAATGAACCTCAAAAATGCCGAGGTAAAAAGATTAGAAAAAGCACTTGACAAAGCTACAAAACCAGATTATAGCAGATTTTGGTTTGTGGGCGGCTTTGTAGCGGGTGTTGGTCTGTCCATCGGTATTTTCTACGCAGCAGCACAGGCGGGAAAATGAAAAAAGACCAAAACTACGTTGCAAAGGTTGAGAAGGCGATAAAAGAAAAATACGGAGACAAAGGAATCCACAACCCCCGCTCTGGTTGGGACCAAGAAAAAGAAGAAGAATATCTCCGAGAACTAAAAAAAATAAACGAAAAACACTTTGCTCAAGAAGCCCACCAAGAGAAAATAAACAAGGATGGTGTTTTATTGAGCAAAAAACTACTTATGAAGAGCGGGAATGCTTCTTGCCCCACTTGTAAAAAATACAATCTTCATTCCCGAGATGAGATTTATGTTTTACGGTGGGATTGTTGCGAGACTTGCTATATAAAATATGTGGAAGGTCGCGAAGAGCGCTGGAAGCAAGGTTGGAGACCAAACAATGGCTAAAGAAGATTTTGAAGTTTTAAAGGATCTATCAGTTGCAGCAGGCAATCTTTATGATGGCGCTGTTGACGATAAAGGTGAACCTATTAATATGGGGCTAAAAAGAGATGAACTTCCCGATACAAATAGAAAATATATTGATGCAGCAAAGGTTAGATTTGCTGGAGACAAAGCCATTGTATCTTACGAGGCAGAGATTGTTCTTAAGCAAGTTTACAAAGACGGTATCAACGGCTTCCAAAATGAAATGGACGACATGATTCAAAAGGTGGTCAACCAGCTAAAGAAAAACTACCGTGCTGTAGCTGGCAAGTCAATCACTCTCACAGCCGAAGGCGATGGTGCAAAAATTGACGTAGAATATGTTTCACGTTATCGCACACTTGTTCACGCAGTTCGCTCTTACAAGATTGGCGGTCTCTCTGATGTTGTAGCTGCAACTGGTGCAGAAGTAAACAAGCGCGAGATGGCTGATACCTACAAGAAGTTCTTGGAGCAGGGTGGTTTTGGCAAGCGTCCAAAGAATGACACCCGACCTAAAAATGCTTAATGTCTTATCAGTTAAACAAACAACAGAGACTTCAAGAAATCCTAAAATCGGGTAAAGACCCCGTTTATTTTATTAAAAACTATTGTAAAATCTCTCACCCAATGAAAGGGGTTATTCCTTTTCGTCTTTATCCTTTTCAAGAAGACGTAATCAGGGACTTCAACGATTACCGTTTCAACGTAATCAACAAAGCTCGACAGTTGGGTTTATCCTCATCAGCCGCAGCATACATTGCTTGGATGCTTTTGTTCCACAGGGAAAAGAATGTTTTGGTTGTTGCAACAAAACTAAGCACTGCAACAAACTTGGTCAAGAAAGTCAAGTATATTTTTAAAAATCTTCCCGATTGGATGATGATTTCTAAAATTGTTATTGACAACAGAACTTCTTTTGAGTTGGCTAACGGCTCACAAATCAAAGCTTCATCCACATCAGGTGACGCTGGTCGTTCAGAAGCCTTGACATTACTCGTAGTAGACGAGGCAGCGTTTGTCGAAGGTATGGATGAGATGTGGGCTGGTCTTTACCCAACACTATCCACAGGTGGTCGCTGTATTGCGCTCTCATCACCCAATGGTGTCGGTAACTGGTTTCACAAAACATACACAGAGGCAGAAGAAGGTAAGAACGACTTCAACTCTATCAGCCTTCCTTGGTCAGTTCACCCAGATAGAGACCGAGAGTGGTTTGAAAAAGAAACCCGCAATATGTCTCGCCGTGAAATCGCCCAAGAGTTGGAGTGTTCCTTTAACCAATCAGGTGAAGGTGTCTTTCATCCCGACGATATGGAGAAAATAAAGGCAGGATTGAGAGATCCAACCCATAAAACAGGCATTGATCGCAACTTTTGGATTTGGGAAGCCTTCCAAGAAGGCGCAGAATACCTTTTAGTGGCTGACGTGGCTCGCGGAGACGGAAAAGACCACTCTGCGTTCCATCTTTGGCGTCTTGACACCTTTGAACAGGTCGCAGAATACCAAGGAAAGCCAAGTTTGGACGATTATTCGCATATTATCTACAATGCGTCCAAAGAATACGGTTTTTGCCTTACGGTTGTCGAAAATAACTCGCTTGGCATTGCAGTTTTGGAAAAATTAAGGGAAATGCAGCACCCAAACCTCTATTATTCCATAAAAGGCACTCATCAATACGTCGATAGGCTTCAAGCAGAGGCTGTAAGCAACTCTATCATTGGATTTTCCACGACTCCAAAGACCAGACCGCTCATTATAGCGAAACTGGAAGAGTTTGTGAGGAATAAACTAATTAAAATAAACTCACAAAGACTTTATAATGAAATGACAACTTTTATTTGGAATAATGGCAGAGCAGAAGCACAAAGAAGTTATAATGACGACTTGGTTATGTCAACTGCCATTTCTTGTTGGGTAAGAGACACTGCTTTGGTGGTAAACAAGCGAGACCAAGAATATAACAAAGCAATGATTTCTTCAATAAGCATTTCAAATGGAATGTTCGACACAAGAATACCGGGAATGAAGGGCTACAAGCAAGTTCAAGATTCATTCTCCCCAAATAAACACAAGGAATCACAAGCGTATATACAACTTCAGTATCCAGCGCTGTTGAAAGGATAAAATAATGGCAGAACCAAAAAATCCAAGAAATACCGCATCACCGCTTTACAAAATGTTGACCAGATTGTTTTCTGGTCCTATTGTAAACCATGATGCCCAAAAACAAAATAAATTTAGACGCTCACAGCTTGACAAATACGGCACAAAGTTTACGTCACTTTCTGGCAAGCAGTTCAAGAAGTCGTCTTACAATATTTATGATAACTACAGCGCAAAGTATTACTCAGCACAAAACAGGCTAGAGCGATACCTTGACTTTGAGCAAATGGAATACACACCAGAGATTGCTTCAACTCTGGACATTTACGCTGATGAGATGACCACATTCTCTGACCTACAGCCAATGCTCCACATTCTTTGTCATAATGATGAGATTCGGTCAACAATCCGAACGCTTCTTTATGAGGTGTTGGGCATTGAATACAACCTTTATGGTTGGACAAGAGGAATGTGCAAGAACGGAGATTACTATCTTTATCTTGATGTTGACGAGAAGATTGGCATAAAATCTGTTTTGGCTCTTCCTCCTCAAGAAATCGAGAGATTAGAAGGCGAGGATAAAACAAACCCCAACTACGTTCAGTTTCAATGGAACTCCGGTGGAATGACATTTGAGAACTGGCAAGTGGCTAACTTTCGTATTTTGGGCAACGACAAGTATGCTCCATACGGAACATCTGTGTTAGAACCTGCTCGTAGAATCTGGCGTCAACTTACCCTTCTAGAAGACGCAATGATGGCTTACCGTATTGTTCGTTCGCCCGAGAGAAGAATTTTTTACATTGACGTTGGTAACATTGCCCCTGAAGATGTAGAACAATACATGGAGCGAGTCAAGACCACTCTAAAAAGAAATCAGGTTCTTGACCCCGACACAGGTCGCGTTGACTTGCGTTATAACCCAATGTCCATCGATGAGGATTATTACATTCCTGTTCGTGGTGGACAAAGTTCTCGTATTGAGAATCTTCCCGGTGGTGCTTTCACAGGCGACATTGACGACGTGAACTACCTCCGTGACAAACTGTTCTCCGCTCTTAAAATTCCACGTTCTTACCTAGCCCGTGGTGAAGGCGCAGAGGAAGATAAAACAACTCTAGCCCAGAAAGACATTCGCTTTGCTAGAACAATCCAAAGGCTACAGCGTTCAGTTGTTTCTGAGTTGGAAAAGATTTGTTTGGTTCACCTTTATGTTTTGGGATACAGAGGCGAAGACCTTTTGTCCTTCAAGCTCAAGCTAAACAACCCAAGCAAGATTGCCGAACTACAAGAGCTAGAGCATTGGGAGAAGAAGTTCTCTGTTGCATCAGCCGCAACGGAAGGATATGTTTCTCGACGTTGGATTGCTACACGTCTATTCAATATGACCGACGAGGAGTTCATCAAAAATGAAGAGGAAATGTTCTATGATGCGAAGTTCAGAGCAGCAATGGAAGCCGCTGGTCAAGCACCAGAGGAAGGTGGTGATGCCGGTGGGCTCGACC